TCCGGAAACTGCTCGCACTGGGTCTTTGCTTCGGGGGGGACTACCTCTGTGATCGTGGTCGTGTCGCCGGCATTGTTGATGATCGTGGTGGTGACTGTGGTCGGGCCATAGGTGATCTTGTCGCCCTCGTAGACATAGCTGTAGGTGGGCGTCTTGGTGCTGGTGGTCGTTCCGGTCGGGCCCGTCGTGGTCGTCGTGGTTGGAGAGCCGACAACGCTGGTAGGGCCGGTGGAGGTGACTGCTGCCGGCGCGGTCTGACCGCCGGTGTCAATGGCGTCTCGGATAGCGTCGCGCCAGGTGTTGTCGGGGAACGTTGGGGGATGCGCTTCAACGACGTCGCCGACTGCATTTGGGGTGATGGGCTGGCGGTTATAGCGCGCGGTTGGGCACTTGCCGTCGACACCGATCGGCGAGCCTGACGGGATGCTGTAGGCCGGATTGAGTGGATCGATGGAAGCTGGGCACGTTGGAGTCGTATTCCTGGTCGAGCGAGTGAAGCCACGATAAGTCGTGGTTGTCGGAGGGGTGACGCCATTCGTCACACATGAGCCGTAGCGATAGGTGTAGCCGGATTCGGTGTTCGAGACGTACTCGCGTGCGCGGCGCGTGGAACCGGCGCTACAGTTGGGCGCGTTAGCGTTCGCGTAGGCGATAGTGACGAGCGCTGTCGCGGTGGATGTGCAGCGGAACGTCGAGTTAATGGCTGAGGTGTTGCCGTCGTACTCGCTGGAGCTGAAACCGTAGCAATTCTGAGACTCCGGGGCGATACCTGGATCGCGGCTGAGACCGGGTGAACCGTCCGACTGCTCGTTGAAGATGCGCCAAGCTGCAACCGCTGCGGCGGCAGCGCTACCAGCCGCACAGACTGGGAGGCTGGCACCGATGCAGGACGCGATCGCCGCGGCCATGTCGCCGAGGCCGATAGTGGATTGGCTGGTGACTGTGCCGGGGCCAGAGCGACCCGGTGCAGTCAGAGAGTGAGTGTCGGTGGCGACAGCCTTCGGCGCTCCGCCGTAGACGCCGTTTGTCCAGGCGCGTGCAGGAGGTGGGTCGGCAAAGTTGGTGCCTGATTTGAACTGCCAACCGCCGCCAGGGAGAAGGCCGGGGTTCGGCGGAAACTTGCTGAGGGTGACGGCAGAGTTGCTCAGTCCTGACGCACCAGCCAGTAAGCAACCAAGCAGAGGCAAAAGAGCTGGACGAAGAACTCGAAAGGGAAAGCAGTCCATGACATCGGTTATCCGTTTCTGATGGCTCTGATGAGCCAACTGGTGGACGCAAGAACGAGAGCCACCGCCACCACGCCCCAACCGATGTCGATCGCATCTTGACCCGTCAACGGGTTGCAGCTCTGCATGGTGAGAGCGGTTGTGAAGCTCGACGACGCGGCAGCATCGGCGCGAGAAATCGTGAGGGTGGCGATGGAATCGGCGGCGGTCGCAGCAACGCATGACGTGACCGATCCATCGCCAGCCGCATGGGTCAGCGAGCAGAGGTAAGAGGCCGCATCTTGCGAAGCCTCGAAGCAGGACGACCCAGCGGCGTAGCCCATCACTTCAGAACGCGACGAATCCAGGCGAAAGCAACAATGGCGATCACCACGCCCAGGATTGCAGCACCCACGGTGCCAACGTCCGTCACGGCATCGGTGATGCCAGTAGTGACAGAGGTCGGGACATCAGCGAAAGCGTTCGCGCCGATTACGGCAAGAGACAGAGCGGCCGCCTTGAGGTAGTTCTTCATGAAATTTCCTTGAGAGAGCGCAGCGGAATTGCTGCGGCAAAGGGTGGCCCTTGACGCAGAAATCAGGCGGTCGACCACGAACTGAATGCGCCAGGATAGGTACCGAGCGCTACGTGATCGGAAGAAAATCTGCGCGATATCTCGCCAACGAGGCGCAGGACAAGACCGCCGGGCACTCGTCGCACGTGGAAGGGGGACGGCAGAATTTCTCCTCCATCGCACACCACAAGACGACCCGCTTTTCGGCACAGCTCGCCGACGCCGTAGCCGAGCTTTGCCCACTGGGGCAAGTTGTGCCACTGGCGCACCGCCCTTGCCTCTTTCGACAAACCACCGATGCCATAGAGCCTCAAGCCTTTCGGAAAACGATGAAACTCCCCGAGCTTGGAGAGGTACTTCATGAGGTAGCCAACGCCCGCCTTAGCCGGCTCGGTTTCACTGCGCCCGTGAGGCCAGAACTTCTCCCGAGTACGATCGGGTTTGCGACCCCATGCAGGCATCTGAACGCCAACGGGAAGCCAAGCGAGCAGGTGGTAGTGCACTGCACCCCGCCCTACACCATCCGCCCTGCGGGTGCCGTCTTGAATCTCGGCCACCCACGTGTAGCGACAGGCGACCTTGGCCCTCATGCACCACTTACGGAATGCCTGCACGGCCTCGCTCATGTGATCGGCACGCCAGCCGTTAGCGTCGGCATAGGTCAGGGTCACGAACCAGCACACCGGAGGGCGGAAGCCCTGATCGGCGATACCGTGGAGATGACCGGAAGCCCAGACAGAGCGCTTGAGCTTCGCCACTCGTCTCTCCGCCACCACGGAGGGGGCAAAGAGGACGAGAGACGAACCACCTAGACTTGATTTAGATGGGACAAGACGCTCGCCTGCGGCTCGCTCAATGCAGACCGAGGCTGTCATGCGAGGCGCTGCCAGTCGATGATCCACGGCAGGCCCGACGTCCAGCCACCGCACGAGCAGAGGGTGCGCCACTCACCGTGGCCGAGGTGTGGCGCGGGCCTCGATGGCGTCATCCAGAGCCGTGCACGTGCGTGCGCGTACCACGGACGGGGCGTCACAGGCCACCCCCACCGAGTGCGAGGCCATCACGGCCGACAAACTCCCATTCGATCACGGAGAGCCCGGAGGCTTGATGCGTGACGCAGAGGCGAAGGGATACAACTTCTGGCTCGTCTTCGACTGCTCGACCGAGCACGGCGCGACCATAAACGGCCAACCCGACCATCTCGGCCGCGTGCTGCGCTTGGATAAAGGAGTGCATGGTGCACCCCTCAAGGCTTGGCGACCGAGATCGGAGTCAGCCGAACACGGCATGCCAGCCTACCGTCGCGATCAACATAGATCGAAGAGGGGTGCAGGGTGTACTGACCGCGAGCGAGAGGAACCTGATGACCGCTTGCATCCCGTTCCGGAATGTGCTCAAACTTCTCGGGTGCAAAATCCGCGTTACCCTCAGCATCGACGGTGTGCGCATAGACATACTGTTTCTCGAATGACCGCTGCTCACCGGTCTTTTTGTCCTTGTACGGAACTGTCTCGGTGTCGGTCTTAGCTACTGTGATTTTGATCATGTCTGACTCCATGAGCGTCAACCAATCGTTGACGAGCGGAGCCTAACGTAAACCGGAGGTTGACTGATGTACTCAGATACCCTTATTGACAGAGCACTGAAAGTGTGCGGCTCTGCGGCAGAACTAGGAAGGCGGCTAGGAATGAGCCGAGCTGCGGTGTCGAAGCTGAAAATGCGTTCGATGAAACTAAGCACCGAAACAGCAGCCCTCCTTGCTGGAATCGTGCACGACGATCCGCACTACGCGATGGAGACAGTCGCAATCGAGATGGCACCACCTGACCTAGCCTCACGGCTTCAAGCGGTTTTTCATCGACCCGTGAACACGACTGGCGCGGGGGTGATGTCGCTTACTTCAGACGTTCAGACAGGAAAACGGGGTATTAGTCGCGTAAACCGCAAGTTGACAGTTTATACATTGTCATGCATGAAAAAAGCCCAAGTCTTGGGGGCGACGCTTTCAACCGTGATTGAACGACTGAGCGTGTGGCCACGCGAGCAACAAGCGTTAGCGGCGTAGGCAGCGTTCCCGCGTGCTGCGCACTGCTCTCTGGGGTTCCCACCCCAGCCCCCGCGTGCTCAGCCGCTACTGTGGGCGTGGACGCGGCTCGCAAGCTCGCCCGCGGCCATGCCCACTATTCGCGGCTGGGCTCACCGATGGCTTTGCGTTGCTCACCCGCATCGAAACCCCAGACTGCGGGCTCGACACTCAAGGAGTCTACATGGGAGGCGGTGATGGCTGATCGGTCGCCAGTGGAGGGGCTCATGGTGTAGAGAACGCCGACGCCGCCGCGAGTGCTGTCGCGCAGACATGCATCAAGCTCGACCTCGATGCTTTGACCTTCGGTGCTGATGCACTCGCACCGCTTGGCCATCTGGATACAGCCGGCCAGTTTCGGTTTGATGACCTCGACGACCTCCGAGGCTTGAGAAGAAGACGCAGGCGATGCTGGTACTGCTGTAGCAGACGCTGCCGGGGCGAGCGCGATCGGGGCGGCGGCTGTCTTTGCTTTCGCCTCCGACTTAGAGGCGGGCACGATGCGGTCATAGGCGGTGTACGCGAACGCGGCAGCTGCGGGAAGCGCGAGCATTGCGACGAGCAGCGGGATCGGAAAACCGCGCTTCGGTGCAACGTGAATTGATGCGCTGGTGTAGCTGCTGAACGCCTTTTTCGGAAGGCGATAGCGTTTGTTGACGAGTGCAGATGACCTCGCGCCCTTCGAGCAGTCTGACGCCTCGCTCCACTCGTACCAACGGCGACCGAGGAACCCAAAGTCCTGAAGGTGAACGTGCCGCCCGACCAAGCGACGGACATTCGCGTGGAGAAGGTTCGGGTGCTGAGTTGTGATGATGAAATCAATGCCTCGATGCCGGTGGGTTTCGAGTGCCTGGACATCAGGTGGCACGGTCGTGCCTGCTCTCGCTGGGCGCCAGACCGCTTGCACCTCATCGATGAAAATGAGAGCGCCATCGGGAACCACGTCATGCCACCTGTGAGGCTCGGCCAGCTCGACATGGCTGAACTGCGGAGAGTCGAGGCCATGAACAAAAACCGCCCTGCCCTTCGCAACAGCTTCGAGCGCGAGTGTGACAGCGAGCGCGGTCTTGCCTGCTCCTGGTGCGCCGGTAAGCAAAGTAATCATTGTGGAATCAGCTTCTTGAGCTGCTGAATTGAGACACGGGCGACGATGGCACCGGTAACGATGCCGATGGCGGTGCTGAAGCCGCCGAGGGACATGAGCGCGACGGCGTCGCCAGGAAGGCCGGCAAGGTTCGACCTTGCTGCATCAAGAGCTGCGTTGAGCGCCGCGTCAATGCCGACGTAGGTGACGAAGCCGAAACCGAGAGCTGTAAGCACGCGCTTTGCAAGCGGGCCAACGAGGTTCATCAAGAACCCAGCGAAACCAGAGCCCATCAGTCGACCCCTTCACGTTAACCGGAAACGATGAAAGCCGCTGCGATCCACGCCAGGGCAATGAGCACATAGCGCAGGGTACCTGCAGCTTGACAGGCGGGGTCATAACTCAGCTCAAGAGTTGTGCCCATCACAGAGACGGTGCGTGGTGCTGGACAAGCTGCTGTATCGGCTCCCCAGCCACCGGTGGGCGTGATCGTGACCTCGATCTCGTCCTCGGGGACTTCTTCGCTGTCGGCCTCGCCGAATTCCTGGCAACCGAGGGTGTCCGGAAACTGCTCGCACTGGGTCTTTGCTTCGGGGGGGACTACCTCTGTGATCGTGGTCGTGTCGCCGGCATTGTTGATGATCGTGGTGGTGACTGTGGTCGGGCCATAGGTGATCTTGT